ACACTCCCGCAACGCCGCCAATGGCGTTGAAGAGCTTACGGGACATGACGGTCGCGGAATCATCCCCGAGGACGACAGAGGCCCATCGCTGACGAGCCCCGAAAACCGCAACCTGCATCCCTGCGTTCATAATAGCGTCACCCAGCGACGTATCAGGCATGCCGCTACACATACCAAACATCACCGAATACTTGATGCCATGCGCGGTTTGACCGCGCTGCTTTCCTCTGCGTAGCTTACGCCTAATGTGCCGGGGGAGGATGACCCCATAGCAAGCGTCGAGCGCACCAAAGGCGGCTTTCTGCATGTGTGCGTCGAAGCGCGACAAGTCCATCTCCAAGAAAATCAGGTCGTCATCGGGGTCCAGAGTGCTCTGGACGCAATCGATGAGGTGATCCCAGCCAACGCCGGTGCTGCGGGCGTTGCTGCCACAGCTATAGAAGATGTGCTTGCCGTCGAGGACGTCAGCACCGCAGCGCGGTCGCAGACCGGCTTTGAAAGCTTTGGCCGCTTTGCGCAGCCATGGCCCCACTTGTAACACGAGACGTTTGTCTGGACTTTGGATGAGACGGGGGTCCTTGAAAAGGTAACCCGCGGAGTCCATCTGGTAAGTCTCCAGCTCTTCGCTGCTATCGTGAACAACAGTTTCCATCTTCAAGAACGACTTGAAGCGGAGGCGCTCCTTTTCTGGCAAGGTGAACCCATCGGCGATGAGCGCCTCGTACAAACGGATGTTAGCAGGGGTCTGGCTCTTGAGCCATTCCTTGAGCGGCACGGGCTTAGTGACCGGCTCAACATGTTCCTTCAGAAGGGGGAGGTAGCACAGCTTGAGTGCCTCCATAGCAGCGTCAACGATGACACCGTTATCCCCTTTATTCATCCAGAACTCCTTACCAACGCGTGCACGAAGCGCCACCTCCTCCCCAGCTGCATCCGGGGTGGGCGACATAACGCACCTGCCAACGAGCCCGAAATGTGAGACTGTCCCAGCGACTGGCTTGGATGCCTCGAACAACGTGTGCTCGTACTCGAACCCGTCATCCCGCGTCTTAGTCGGTTTGAACACGACTGAAGACGGGTCATAACTGGCGAGTAGATGGCTTTCCACCATGCCCATGGTGGGTGTAACCATCTGACCAGGGACGAACTTGTGCACGTTCGAGCCGGTCTTGTGTCCCCAGATCGTCTGGTGACACTCTTGCTTGCGCGAGTACGCTGCTGCGATGCTCGCGCCCGTTGCAGCCGACTGCCCCTTAAGTTTGTGGGCGAGAAGGCGCTGTGCTGCGGCGACGATGTTCAGCCGAAGGTGCCTCTTTCCAAGGCGCCCGACGGCGAAATTCCAAAGCATGTGGATAACGGCGATCTTGGGCCCAAAGGCCAAAGTCGAAACACCTAGGAGCACATGGGCAATACAGCGCCACGCACGATCCCGGGGTGTTGACCCTTCCAAAACGCCCTGCCCGGCACCGACGATGACAGCGGCCGCCAGGCCCGCCAAACTGCCGACACCGGAGACAGCGAAAAGCGGCGTGAGATCGCTCGCAATCCGGTGCTCCACACACTTCTGGACGAATGAGGCCATAGCCCCCTTCGCCACCTCCTCTCCGAGAGGGACAACGACACAGTCCATGACTGTTGGAATCGAGTCGGCGACAAGAATCTGTGGGACGGACATCTGCCCGGCATAGGCCGAGTTGAACTCCATCGCTTGTCTCTCCGTCTGCGAACGACCGGTCGTAGCTGACCGCCCGTGGTACAGAGCCTGCGCTTGGAACGCAGGCCCCGTCTCACCATTCCACCAGTGGCGCATCGAGCGCCGCAACATGAACCCCCATGTGATCGCGTCGTGGGCAACACCAGCAAAAGTGGATGACCGGAGGTCGTTTCCACGATTGAGGTTTACCGCTCGGGTACGCGAGTCGATGGCTATCCCCCGAACTCTCCTCAGGTAATAGTCGTTCTCATCCTCTTCCAGCCCAGCATCGGCTTGGGGCCACGTCTCGGTGACGAGTCGAAGGATTTTGTGGGACGATGCATACTGGCTAAGGTTAGCCGTGAGAGTGTGGAACTGCTCATCATCGTATGCACCATGCGCGCGCCGACTCCAAAACATGTCAGCGCTACCACGGAGCTCAATCCAAAGATTGCGGAGCTCCTCCCTCTTCTTCGCCAAGTCCTCAGCGGCCTTTGCCTCAGCTTCCTGAGCTGCGACGTCGACGACGATGCGATCGTCGTCGAGAGGCGGCCCATTGCGTTCATCCACCATGTTCGCAATGTCCGCAGCAGCGTGGCCGCCCTGTTGGACAAGGGCTTGGGCCAACGCGAGCCCCTGGTCAGGGGGCGGCACGTGCACAACGTGCTGTCCAG